GCGGCGTTATTAAAATCACTTTCCAGCGCGTAATAAGTCGGCTGTTTTGGATATAAAAATGCGGTTACTTTTTTTATCGGTATAGCCGCGCCAAAATCAATTACAATATTACTCCCTGCCGAAAGTTTTGTATAATTTACCGCGCCGGTATCGACATTAAAATGCGTATGCTTATTGTCCTGTATGAGCGGGCTTGCGGGCGTTATAGTCGCAGGTGTGCCGTTGCCGTCGGTATCTATGACATAATTTCTTTTTTCAAAAATCATCTGGGCCCCGCCCACGTCAGGCGGAATAATAACAACAGCATTATATTTATATCCGTGCGTAACAACACTTGATTCGGTCGCGCTGTCAACCTCGACCGGAATAAAATTACCGGGCGTATCTACGGGCGTTACGCATGTTATCGTGTGGTCATCAACGATAACCACGTTTAACGCGGCTATGCCGTCGAAAAGAACCTGCGTAACCGTGGAAAAATACAGGCCCGTTAGAGTAACAGCCGTGCCGCCCGTCTCGGGTCCCTGGTTAGGACTTACGCTTATTAGTGTCAGCACTGGCACGGGTAGCGGCTCAACGCCCTGATAATCAATAGTACTGATTTTTACTAAGTCAATATACCCGCCAAAAGGATCGTCCCCGGCGGCGTTATTGCCGAGTCTTAGCGTCCCCGTGGGCGGATTAGGATTTTGCTGCTCGGCCTGCTCCACGCCGTTAATATATACGGTCTCATACGTTCCGTCCCACGCAACCTGCACGCGGAACCAGGTGTCAAGCGGAACCGCGAACCCGCCTATCTGCCCGTATGTGGAGTCATAAAAATATACAAGCTCGGCATTATAATACAGTTTTAAATCGCTGTTAAACGAAAATAAAGTGCCTACCACGCTGCCGGACGGCACATAAGCCCAAAAGTCAACCGTCTGTATCGTATCGGTTATATTAGCGTTAATGTTTTTCGTGCTGGAAAACGGGCCTGCTGAGTGCGTACCCTCGTAAAATATTATTGACGAAAACGGCACGCTGCCGGAATTAGTCCATGAATAATTGCCTGTATCGTCTGTTACGTTATTATTGAGTAATAACGCGCTTTTTATATCCGTGGCCCATGTGTACATAATGCTCCTTATGTCGGCGTAGGCGATACCGTGGGTGTTACATAATACCACGGGCCTACGCCTATCACAGCCGCTTTATTAAGCCATACCTTGTAATCATAATCATATTTTTTTGGTACACGCGATACCAAATTGCAATTATTCATAAAATATAAAACCACATTAATATTAAGCGCCATGCATTTTAACTGCGATGTGAGGTAAGGCCGCTTAGTCAGCGCCGGAGTATATTTTATTTCGGCGGTCATTGCAAAAAACTCATCGTCAACGGATAAATGTATATCACCTGACGGCAGGCATGACACGGGCGTATTTGTAGGCGTTGCCGTGGGCGTCACCGTATATGTCGGCGTCATGGTCATTGTGTACGTCGGGGTCGTTGTTATCGTGAATGTAGGAGTGGGTGTTATTGTGTAGGTCGGCGTTGATGTCACAGTATATGTATACGTCGGCGTGGCCGTCCGGGTAAATGTCGGCGTGGGAGTCACCGTAAATGTCGGAGTCATCGTCGGTGTTATTGTCGGTGTTATTGTCGGTGTCGGTAAAAAACAATTATCATAATCGTCTATTGAACCATGATAAATGGCATAACCTATCGCGCCCGTACCGTTTGAGTTTTTTGTTTTATCAAAACCAAGTACGAGCATTTGCCCGCCTGTCGTGTCTGTGCGCTGTAAAATCGTAGCGTCGGCGTCCTGGTCAACCCCCGCGCCTAATCCCCAGTCATACGCGGCTACGTCGAATACGTGCCACGGGGATGTATACCAGTTAAGCAGGTCCCCACCATTCACGGAGTTATAAAGATACGTCGGTCCGCCATCGTGCGTCCACGAATAATATGATCCGCTCGCAGCCCTCAAAATTGCCCTGCCACCCGCCCATAAAAACGAAGGTGTTTCAGGATGTGGAGACATGCCGAACAAAGGCACTGCGCTCCACGGCTGAAAAACCGAGGCGTCTGAATTGCCTTTTACCAGCCACAACATATATCCGGGATTGCCAAAACACCCGCCGACATTTTGTACTTCCACCGTCGCGTACCAATTTCCCGATCCGTCCTGGAAAGGCTGCATACCGTCTATGGGATAACCGCCGGAACAAAACGGCGCAAACGACGCCGCTGACAAAGCTTCCGTTCCCGGATAACCGACAAGCGTAAAGTTATAGCCGTTAGTACTATCCATGTAATCGATCCCGGCTGGTAAAAGATACTGAAAGTATACTCGCACATGTCCGCCGATATAAAGTATTGAGGGCATACGAGCATTGCCAGCAACTCCGCCATAACCATTGCCGACTATGGTTCCGTGCCGTGTCCACGGCCCCCAGGGTTCCGGCGCGGTCGCTATGTCAATATGCTCATAGCCATTATGTAAAAAAGCGTCCGCGCTGTATGACATCTCATACCTGTCTGTTGCGGACATACCGCGCAACGCGCCCAAGTCTTTTATATTCGACTCGCCGACAAATCCGCCTTCGTCGGTCAGTGTCGCCACTAACATAGGCGTCGGTTGTTCGGTAAAAACCGCAGGAAATCCCGGCGTCTGTGTCGGGCGTGGAGTGCCAATACAAGGCGTGTAAGCTGTTGTCGGTGTGTTCCATGTCGCCGTAAGAGTTGCTATTGCGGCTGCTGTCTGCGTCTGCGCTATATTCGGCGTCGGGGTCATGGTAAATGTCGGCGTGTTCGGTGGTGTCGTAGGCGTAAACGTAGGCGTGGAAGCCACGGGCGTATACCCTCCGCCACCTGTGTTTGACGTGCCCAGTAAAATCATCCATTCATAACAATAGCAATATTCTCCGGAGTTGCGTATTCCGAACGTCCAATTACGGTTTGTGGGCTGGTAACTGACCTCGCTTCCCTGGCTGGCCCCGTCCTCCCACACTGTAGCGTTTGTCCCGTCCCAGTTTATGACAATTTTATGGTCAGCGTCGCGGGTCATTGTAAATCCAAACTGACCCGAGGCGGGGGAATAATAATATGCGGTAGAACCGCCGTACGAATAAATTAAATTTCCGTCTGATGTGCTCCAGTGCGCCGCCACTGACGGCATACCACTGGAAACGATATGAATACCATATTGTAAAGTCCGAATTGTTTCATTGACGCTGGGAATGGTCAAGCTTTTTGAGCTCGAATCGAAAAGCCCGATTGAATTAACCCCACCGCCGGGGTCAGTGCTCGAATATGCGGTTGATCCGTTATTTGTGGCCGTATAGGCTCCATTGCCCGTATTTGTAGTATTGGGAACTAAAAATTCAAGCGCAACTTTGACGGCGGAGGGCCATGCCGAAGCAAAAATCATTATATAAAAAAAACCTATGAACCCCAGCACTGCCCAGATTATTTTTTTCATTTCTTATACCTGCGTTTATACGCCCGCTTTTCGTTCGGCATATCCAGCCCATTTTTCTTTAAAAACTTGTGCATGTCCGATTTGTGCCCCTGCTCCACGGTAATCATTAAAATCATTACGCTGTGATTTGGGAAAAACTTTTCTACGGAAACAAAACCAGCCGTAGAAGTCAGTCCCGCAGGAATAACATAGGGGGCGTTTATTGGTAGTGTTGAAATCATTACGTTAATTGTGTCGGCGTCCATATCCAATTTTATCGGAGCTGACGAAAGGCTACATGCAATTAAAAACAGTGCTATCACATATATTATTTTTTTCATTGGAACACCGGCATGTAAGCGGGTTCTGTGTTCGCCCCTGCATCAAGGTTATTCGACTTTAAAAACTGTCTGTACTTGTCCAGCATATCGGCTCTTACTTTTATTTTTATTATGCAGTGTTTTGATTTTTTCGTAAACTGTTTTTTGCTATCGCCGTCGATATTGACATATCCCATACAACCCGCCGTTGACGTAACGCCCGGCGGCATGTTTCCGGTCAGCCCGTTTTTTTCTGCATGTACAGCCACGGGTTTAAGCGTAACGTACACATACCGCTTATCGATCATCTGCGTTACTCCAGCACAAACAATGTCCCATGATAAACAGAACAGAACTATAAATATTATTTTTTTCATTTTAAGTTTTGCTCCTTTGAAATATGTGGGGCTAATTGCCGGGCCAGCCTGCGTAAATCGTTATTACTTACTGACCGCAAATCAAACGCCGACACGCCGAGGTGTACCGTCACATTCCCGCCACCGCCGGACGCCGGGCCGGGACCCGTGCCTACGGTCTCGCCCTGCTTGAGTTTATAAAGCCCCGTGCGCGGCACGCTGCTATATCCCGTATCGCCCACGCCCGCAATCGCTCCCGTGGCCGGCAAAGCGGTCAATCCTTTTAACATGGACGCCGCAAACCCCACGCCGCCGCCGGATAATAAAGTTAACAACCCGATTATGGCTTCCCGCGCTATAAGTTCCGCAACCATTTTTATAAGCATGTCCCTAAACGCCCTATAAATATCTGTGAATGAGGATTTTAAATCTTCGGAAGTAAAATGCCCGGAGTCCACTATCCCCTGAAAAACTTTGTCAAACTGCGCCCCGAGCGTGCTTTGCAGACTCTTTGCTATTTCGTCAAAAGATTTTTCCATCTCGTTCTTTGTTTCTTTAGTTGATTTTTTTACCTTTTCAAGCGGTTCTTGTACGTTTTTCAAGACCGCTTTCCCTGCGTCCTCGCTGCCTGTTTTCATAGTGCCAAAAAGCGTATTGGTTGAGTCTTTTACAAAATCAATATTTTCCGTCCAGTCTTTTTTTAAACTGTCTGACATATCCTTTTGAGCCGCCGCCGCTGCACGCCAGCCGCCCTGCATGAATGCAATTAAAACTGTTATCTGACCGGTAATTAATGTAACGGAATTTTTGACAACAGCAAGCGCCATAGACACAGCAGCAATTACTGGCACAAGTACCACCTTAAGCACGGTTGCCAGCCCGCTGATAACAGGCATGAGCGCCTTGCCGATAACCGTGGTTATCTGCGTGTAAGACTCCTGCAATCCTTTTGTCTGTGTCGCTAAATCATCCTCATGTTTCGCCGTGCCGCTTATTGCCTTCCCCGCGTTCTCGATCATTTCAGCGGCGTTTTTACCTTTGCCGACAAGAGCTCCGAACTCTTCTTTTAATACTTTCGTTCCCCGCGCTCCGCCTGCCAGTGCGCCCGTCAAAGTGTCCATGACTTCCGACAGCGGCTTTCCCGTCCGGCTGGCTTCATCCATTGCGATTTTTACCAGCTTGTACCCGCCCGCGATACTGTTTTGAGATAGCACGGCTTTGTTGTAAACATCATACGCCTCACCGCGCATGAATTTTGTATGAGCTGTAAGTGATTTTAAATTATTGTCAATGCCTGTTTTGTTTTTGTCGTATCCAAGTTTAAGGGAGTCAAGTGTGGTTTTTAATTGCCGTTGCCGCTGTACTTCTTTTTCCTCGTTTTCAACGCTATCCTTAATAACTTTTGCAAACGCAACAGCCACGCCAGCCGCCCCTGCAAACGCGCCGACGTTGACGCCGAGCGCGGACCCGAGTTGCCGCAGCCCGCCCTTTGCCGAGCCTGACGCCGCCTTGTCGAGTTTAACCAGGCTGCCGTTGACTATATCGAGCGCGCCCGTGTCAGCATTAACTTTTACTTCAATGTATAACTTTTGCGTTTCGTCAGACATTGTTTTTTACCGGCACGTCCACAACTTCGAGAGCTTCCAGCATTTCGGAAATGTCTTTATCGCTGAATTTGTTTTGTGCTTTTAAGGTATGATATAAAGATACGAGGACAAAATCTTTCATATCCTCAATTTTCTTTTCCGAGTTTATTTTATCCGATAATGCAAGACTGTCTATTTTAGACAGTCTGTCAGTAAGTTTTGACATTACGCACCACCTTTTTTTATGTCGTGTAGGTAAACGCGCCTGCTGAAATCGCGATGCCTGTATCGGTATTACGCAGTACCACGTCCGCTGCGCCAACCGTCCCGGCGGGCGTGTGAAACGATATTGACGTAGGCCCGATGACATTAATGCTGGTCGCGATAGTGCCGCCTACGTACACCGTGGCCCCGGCTACTATGCCCGTGCCGGTTATCGTAACTGATGTACCGCCTGTGTGCGTGCCCGTTGCTACGTCAAGGCTCGTTATAGTCGGATTGACCAGTGTTGCCGCCGTCGCGTAAGCGGTGTCTGTGTTTTGCAGCGCGATTGTCAGGCTTGACGATGTGGCGACATTGTACTCGCCGTTGAACGTAACTGCCGCGCCCAGATAACCGTCCAGATCGCCGAACGGGAACGCCGTATATGTCCCGTGCGGTATGGTTATTGTCAGCGTGTAACTTTCACCCGTTTCAATCAGCCCGCCCGTTATTATAATTGTCATAGCCTGTGATGTGGCGGCAAGAAACGCGTTGCGCCTGTCCTCGGTGTCAAAATAAATCGAAAACGTGCCCGTGATTATCTGCTTTCCGATTGTAAAAATATCCTTAATATCCTGAGACTGGTTTAAAACCCGCTGCCCCACGGAACCATTATCAACCGTCAGGCTCCAATCCTTAACCGTGGTCGTGTCGGGCGTTTCCGCAAAACCGATCGAGGTCTGGAAAAACATGAACGGCGACGGGTCTTCCCATACCGGCGTAAGCGTAAAGGCTTCCGTGGCTTCTTTTTGAAATAATACGTCAGCGTCAAGCGTAACCTTGCCGTCAACCGTGCCTTTTAGCGCGATTGATTTTACCACGGACATATTATACTGTTTCGCGCCAATCCCACGCTGTTCGTGTATCGTATAGCTTGGATTTTGTAATACCGTGCTGTCTTTTGAAAATGTATGCAGCACCGTCTTTGACCCCTGAAGCGCTACGACCTCTTTTCCCATAAGCGAGTAAAGCAGTTCTCCGATTTTATTGGCCGTCACGTCCATACCTGATATTTTTCCCGTACCCTCTTTTGTCCCGGCCTTGGACGGGAAAACTTCAAATATCCCACGGACGAGCTCGTCGGGTATCAGATTGAGTTTATAATCAAACTCACTGCCCTTGTCAACCGCGATATATTTACTTGCCGCGACCGCCGTGCCGCGCGTTGCTTCCTTGCCAAGGGCCAAATACTTTTGTTCTGTTGCGAAAGGTCCCGCCATAACACACCTCCGTTAAATTTTTTATCTCGTTGTTGCTTGTGCCAAATAATCTATTTCCATAGTGATTTCGGCGAGACGGTTAGGCCATGCTTCCGGCGGGTACTGCGTGTCTGGAAACCTTATCATCGTCGCGTTGCCTTCCTGGTTAAGGTTCGGCTCCGCGTTGATAAGATTTTTCACGTCCCGCGCAAAATCCATTATGCCCACGCTTGCCGCGTCGCCGATTATCTGTTTGTCATCGCCGTAATTGTCCGACCAGCAATCTATCGCAATTATCAGCGTCATCTGTTTCATCATCGGCACGGTATAGTTTTTTTCCCGCTCGTTCACAGGCTCAATTATTATTGCCGGAAGTAATGGGATATTTTCCCTGTCCCTATACCCCTGCCATATTGCCTTGACGTAAGCGATATTGCCCGGCGTCGTAGTCGGCAGCGCCATGCCCGCCGTCAATATGCGGATTATTTCGTTCCATATCGCAACACCTTTTGAATTTATATTTTCAAGGCTCATTGTCCACCCTTTTCAAACGCCCATGCGCGGGCTATCTCTTTTATATGCTCCATGCTGTCCCTGCGTATAATCATAAATGCGCGGCTCGGTATGCGCCCATTTTTCGTTCCAAAGTTCTGGTGTGGCGCGTAAGGCACGATTGTTGACGCGCTCGCGTAATCGTTCCCGACCTCTACGTGTATGCTCCCCTTCAACCGGCCCGTGTCCTGTAACATTCGAGGATTAGTTGACCGCTTCCTACGCCGGTGTAATTTCTGGTAAAGCGTCGCGGGAGCCAGGGGCGGCCATGCTTTGCCGTCCGCGCTCTGTTCGTCAAAGTTTTTCTGCACGCTTTTAAACAACCAAATCGACATCTGCATTAATGGCGTTTTTTTATCAGCAAGGCGCGTTGATAAATCTTTCATTCTTGCTTTTACTTCGGCCATTTTTACATTAATGTCAAAGAGCATTTTAATCGTCTTCCTGTAAATCGCCTTGTGTCCCTTCATACTTCGGGTCTATTTTCCAATGGCTGTCATTACCCATTTTAATCGCCTGTTTGACTTCCGGCGTGGTTGTAAGTACCTTATACCTCGCGTCTTTTAATGCCGGGTTTATAATATTTCCGTTATTATCAATAAGCGACATCTCGCCGATTTCAAACTTCTTAAGCATGTCATCTACGTTTGTTTTCCATTTTTCATACGGCTCGGCGTTTTTGGATGTCGGTTTCGTATTACTAAAAATATCCCGCAAGCAGCAATACCGGGCATAATTAATACACATGATAACTATTATCTGGCAGGGTGTCGCAGGGGCCAGCGTTAACTGGCCCCTGACGAACCCTATCCGTAACATACAGCCCTCGATATACGCTTCGGCTTCGGTTATTTTTGCGGGTACGTCGGTAGTATCGTCCCACCCTGCGCCGGTCAATATCTTATCGACCGCTTTGCCGTGTACATCCGCTGGCTGTATGTATATGCCCATTGTCTACGCCGACAATACAGATTTAAAACGTATCGCCGCGTATTTGTCAATGAGCTTAATATCGTACTTATCGGCCACTTTGATAGTGTCCACGTCTACTGTCTCATCCCGCCACTTTTTTACAAGCGGGAATCCTTTGCGCTGGAACTGGTACAACCAGGACACTTTCTTAATCCCGGGCGACGGCTCGACGTATGCAAGTATCACGTCATCGGCCCAGATGTAATCCGTGGTCTCTGTCTGGCCCTCAGCCGCCGTCTGTGTTATCGCGTCAGCTACCAGATATTTCGCGACCTTGAAAATTTTAGTGAAAACGCTCTCGTCAAGCAGCCCGCCTTTCGTATATTTGTAATACTCCTGTAGCTCGGGCGATTGCGAAAACGCGTCGTCAACACCGTTGGACACTACCATCGTGTTGGCGTGTTTCGCGATTGCTTTCTGTATCGTTTTGGTTCCGGCCTGTATCTGCTTGACAATCGTTGTGCCCGTTGCCTGGTCCCACTTCGCACCGGACGGAGCCGCAGCAGTGCCGAAATTGGCGTCGGTCTGCGCAAACCCGCCGCTTCCACCGACCGCGATTTCCTTGTCGATTTTCAACGCCTCGGTGATATTTTCCGTGGTGTCCGCGTCCATGTCCAGCGGCTCATCGGCGTTATCCCTGATCTCATCAGGGATGTCCTGCTCAAGCGCATGTTCAATGGTAAAATAGTTCCCCGTCGCGGAAACCTTGTGCTCTATCTTATGCGCCCTGGTTCCTATCGCCCTGTCAGTCTTGTAGGTTGACAGGTTTTGTTTTCCGTACACAAAAAACAAATTGCTGTCCTTGCCCGTCGGAATTATCGGGGCTACCTTGTCGGCAATGTAATTGTCATTTGTGTATTTTATCGACACGTTAGTTAAGGCTACGTCAACGTGTACGTCTCTTGCTGTTGGATTCATTTTCTTTTACCTCCTGTTTTTTTTTATGGCTTATGCCTTGTAATACGGTCTTACCAGCATGTCTACTACATCGCCTACAACGCCAGCGGTTAAGACAATACCGTAAACATTATGGTTCGCCGCTGCGGGTATGGCCCGCCCGTTCGCGTCTGATACTACTGCCGGGGTCGCAAGCGTTACCGTGTCGCCAAGTCTTACCTTGACGATTTCTCCAACCGCTATCTGGCACACTCCGCCAGATAAGGGCCTCTCCATCTGTACGCCGGTTACTATGGCGTCCAGTGTGGCGGGTATCACGTTGCCCGAGCCGTCTTCCATTTGTAAAAGATACTGGCCCGTGCTGTCCTCGCCGTAAAGCGCGGTCGCCCCGGACTGGTCTACTCCCGACAGTCTCGATATTACTCTTGTGTTAATCTGCTGTGACATTAGTTTTTACCTCCGTTCGCTTTGATTTGTGCTGCTGCTTTCTTTAACGCTGCCTTATAAGGCAGATTTTCAGCCTTTGCAATGTCCTCGGCCAATAAGGCGAGATCGACATTATCAAGGGTTTTTCCTTCCGCTACTTCGGAAAATTCCTTTACCATTGCCGCTTTTCTTTTTTCGTCAACCATTTTCTTTTCCTCCTGTAATTTTTCGTTCTGATTTTTTGAGAGTTCCTCAAAAATCACTATCTTATCGGCGCTTACGTCCCTGAGTAATTTCAAAAACAAGTCCGGGATTGAAATTTCCTCTTTTTTCTCGCCGAATTTTATTACAGCGCTTTCCGTTTCCGTGAAATAAGATACCAGCGCGTCAATGGCCGGTTTGTGTTTCGGCAATATCACCTTGTTACTTTCGGCCAGCACCCGCGTCACGGCTTCCTTATACTTTTCGACCACGTGTTTCTTGACCTGTTCTTTAAGCGCCTTGATTTCGGCGGTCTCAGCGGCCTTTGCGGCATCAGCCGCGGGAGGAGCGGCTTTCGCGCCCTTTTGCTTTTTCCAAATATGCCCGCAAACTTTTGCGGCGTTGTCCCCGCCAACCTTCGCCTGGCAGGACTTCATCCATGCGTCATCAGGCTGCCCGTCAGGCTGCCCGTCGGCCATTTCGTCTTTTTTCGGATCTGCGTCCTTAGCGTGCGCGTCCTTGGCCGCGGCTACATCCTCAGGCTTCCAGTTTTCCGGGTTGTCATCCATTTTCCCCGGCGTGTTTGCCGGAGGCGGCGGTACCTGAGTTTTCATTTTCTCAATCAGCGCGGACATCTGATCCTCGTCCGGCATCTGATCTTCTATCGGTTTCTTATCGTCAACCGTTATCCCTGCCGCTTTCATAAGCGCGGTCATAAGGGCTTTCGGGTCCATTTTCTTTTTTGCGCTGTTTGTTTGCACGTCGGCGGGCTTGCATTTCCCCGTCACGTCATCAAACGTATATCCTTCCGGGCAGACTTTCTGCGCCTCGGGTTTGCCAGCGTCGTCAGCGTTCGCGCTCATGCACCGGCCCGCGCCGTCATCCCACTTGTAACCCTGTGGGCATGTCTTCGCGTCCCCGGCTCCGTCTGCGGCCTCATCATACTTTTTCGCCTGGACTTCGCCGACTATCCTTGCCACATCTTCAAAACTCACTTCGGTGATTTTTTTCTCTTCCATGAATTTCTTTACCGCGTCAGTGCAGCACGGATATACTGCCTTTACCCTTTCAAGTGTCCACTTCATTTTTTTTGCCTCCTTAAAATCGTCCTCGCTAAAGGACGTATATGCAAGTTCTAATTTCTGCTTTTTCTCACTGTGATACAGGGCCAGTATGTCACCAAGCCCCTTTACCTCGGGGATGTCCATGCCCAAGAATGCAACCGCCCGGAGTACCTTGCCCATATCCTCTTTTGTCTCGGGGTTCTGAAAATTCTTGTATATTTCAGCCGACCGGCCCTTATACGCGCCCTTTTCTATCAGCTCGTAAACCACTTTCGGAATATCGTACATGTCCACAAAGAGGTAATTGCCCTCGCGGTAAACGTTACTTATATACCCAGCAGCAGGCCAGCCGTCCTGTTGCAAAAGCCCCTGCCCCTCGTTATGCCCCAGTTTTCCCGCAGGATCGTTTTTTGCTTTCGGGAATAATGCGGGGTCATACGATAGCACGGGTTCAAACGCTTTCATTTTTATCAGCATGCTTGTGTTCTTGACTATCTCGTCCAGATCTTCAATGCTGTACCCTTCGCCCTTATGCACTCCTGCTTTAAAAATCGGAATTGAGGATATTGAAAACGTGTCCCTGTTCTTTTTGTCATCGTCGCCAGTGGGATTATTCACGTGAACATCGCCAGCGCCGGGGCTTAAGAACTGGTCTACCTCGGCAAGGTTAATCCAAAATCCCTGTGATAAATACCGGCGGGAACGGGCCTCATCCCACCCTTTCTTTTTCATCACGTTTTTAACTGCCTGCTCAAATCCGTTTTTCATATCGGCTCCCTATTTACAAATTACTTTTGCCGTGCCGGTTAAGTACCCGTAATCAAACTTCAGGCTCGGCATGTAAGCGCCGTTAAGGTCAACCACAAGCGGCGCAGATAACGCTTCGACCGTCTGATACAACACAGAGCCGTTGTATATACCTATCGTACCCGGCACACCCGCAAGGCTGCCAAAAATCACCTGGTCAATACTGCGGCTCTTGTCGATTACAATCGGTGTGGGTATCGATACAACGCCCGTCCCAGGTGTAGCCTGATATAATACGTTCTGCGTGCCCGTGGATGTCTTAATCATTGACGTGCCCGTGTTCGGCCCGTAATTAATTTTTAATGCTGCAAACGTCCTGCCATACTCGCGGATTTCCTGCGGGATCGCAGTTATGGTTACATTTTCCAGCGCGGTAGTGCCGTCCAGTATTATCACAGCGCACGGCGTCTTTCCTATCGCGTCAATTATAATCCTGTCCACGTTCAATTTTTTAAACAATCCCACCGGCGTCGGTATTGAAACAATCCCCGTGCCCGGTGTGGACTGGAATACGGGAGCCATGCCGTTTGCGGTTGTAAATATCGACGCTGTGCCGGTGTTCGTTCCGTAATCGATCGTGAGCCCGTTTGCCTGCATGCCGTAACACTGTACCGGCGTGCCGACCGCGTAAATGTTCATTGACCGCAAAAGCGTTGTGCCGTTATAAATATTTATCGCGCAGCTCGTTACCGCCAATGAATTAAAAACTATCCTGTCAATATATTTTACTCCCTGAGTCGGAACTACAAGAACCTTGCCGCTCTGTGGCGTGGGCTGGAAAAACGAATTGTTGCCGAAAGCTATTGTCGGAGTGGGCGTTAAGGTTGATGTGAGCGTAGCGGTTGCAACAGGAGTGTTTATTTTTGTAAGCGTTATTGTCGCCGTAGGCGCATACATCGCCAAAATCGTAGTGCTTAATGCGTCACCGCCCTGCGTGCCAAAAACTTCGGCAGTATTAGTTATATTTTGTTTTTGATAAACAAGCACATTACCCCAAAAAGTAAGATTCTGCGAACTGTTTGTCATTGATAAGGCTGCGTCGCCACCATTCCATGACAAAATGCCGTTCGTCAGCGACGCGCTCGGATTGCTTCCGATTAAAGAAAATCCAGTCGGCAACGTGTCTGTTACCTGGACGCCGTAGCAGTCGCCCGTACACGTGACCGCAATGTAATAGGTAAAGTTCGTTGCGGGAATAGGCTTCGCTATGCTTACCGATTTAGCGATTGACAACGTACCTGAAGTTGCAAAAGCAGTAGAACACAAAATCAAAATCAATCCTATCAACCCTAAAAACTTTTTCATTCTTAATACCTCCGTTTTTAAAATGAAAAAAGCCGGTAGACGTCTTGTTTCCCGCCGGTAGCTATTGCCACCATTGAGACCTTAAGAGGTCTATCGGCCTTTTTCTTAATTCAAGTTATACCAAACTAACTTTGTTTTGTCAAGTGATTATTTACAGTGTGCCTTAAGAATGGCAAGCCGCCCCTGAATGTCGTGGACGCTACATGCTACTTCCTTTTCAAATAATTCTTGTCTATGCCATAAAAATTTATTTTTAATTTTTATTGGCGTACGCAATAATTCCATATACATATTCCAAAAATCAACAAGTTTTTCCTCAGCCGCTATTATTTCCTTTTTATTCATAGCTTCACCACGCCCAAACCCAGGCGGGTACGTTGCTCTCCACCCAAGGCTCATCCTGCGTTATCGGCACTCTTATACACCGGCATTGCCACGGGTCAGGCTGCGGCGGCGGGCCTATTGTAGCCCATACAGGATTAGTCACCGAGAATATAAGCCCGTCTAATTTGGCGTGGCGATCTCTCGTCCTATCGTCCATAACGGCACTATATTGATACGCCGTTACGTACCCGTCAAGTTCGGGGTTCTGGAAAAAGTTATTCCGGCCCTCATTCAACGCCGTGCTTAAATTTGTCCTCACTACGTTTTCGAGCCTGTAAGATTTCAGCGCGTCATCCGCAACTTCACCTGTATTATAATATTCCTTAAGTTCATCCTGTAAATCGTTCACGGTATCACTGATTGACGTGCCGTTCTTAATCGAGTCCATTAAAACCTGTTTGACCTTTTTCAGAATATTATCCCGCTCAACCCCGGCCATGTTAAAACTCTGCGCCTCGAAAAACTGCAAGGCTTCAGGGTAATCGATTTTTCGCAGGTCATAATTATCCTGAAATTTCACTATCTCACTATACTTGTGATGAAACTTTTTCTTTTTCTTAAGTATTTCCTCACGAGCGGTTTTAATGCCATCCTCAAACGCGTCCACAAGCAAACTGTGGAATACCTGTTTTAAATCACCCGTAGTCGAGAACGTCAGCGATTTTATCGCCTCAAAGTTCTTATTCTCAATTATTTTTCCTTTTTGCACCTGTACGATTATATTCTTAATACCGTCCTGTACCAGCTTCCCCACCTGTATCATATACTTATCATGCAAACTTTCATGCGTACCTTTCAATTCGATATAATCAACACAGCCCTCTTCATACTTTGTCAGCTTGCGGCGGGTTGTGCCTGTAAAAATCTTTTCCGCATACTG